CCCTACGATAACATCTATTGATTATCCAGGTACAGCAACAGCAGCAGATCCTGCGGGTGGTGAAAGTGTTATTATTAATGGTACAGAGTTTATTTCAGGTATAACTTGTACTGTGGGTGGTACATCAGCAGTTACAGCTTTTAATTCTGCTAATCAAATTACAATTACAACTCCAGCTAAAGCAGCTGGTCAATATACTGTAGCTGTAACAAACACAAATGGGGGTACTGCTTCACAAGCAAACTTTATACAATATAGCGGCGTACCCGTGTGGTCAACAGCTTCAGGTAGTTTAGGTAGTGTTCAAGAAGGAGCTTCTGCTTCTTTTCAAGTAACAGCAACAGAAGGCAGTGACACTATAGAATATGCAGTAACTACAGGTAGTTTACCAACAGGTTTATCACTTAATACAAATACAGGGGCTATAACAGGTACAGCACCTTCTGTGTCAGCAGATACAACAACAACATTTAGTATCACCGCTACAGATGATGAAAATCAAACTAGTTCTGAAAGATCTTTTAGCATAACTGTAACTAATGATAATCCTAGTAATTATTTTGATACTATTTTATACAATGGTAATGGAAGTTCTCAATCTATAACAGGTTTAAATTTTTCTCCGGATTTTGTATGGATAAAAGCAAGACAAGCAACCGCTGGACATCAAATTTTTGATACAATTAGAGGGGTTCACAAATCTTTAGGCTCAAATGGTAGTGATCAACAATATAACAACTCACCTTATTGTTTAACTTCTTTTGATTCTAATGGTTTTGCTGTTACTGATCAAACCAATGGAGGTTACGGTGTTAATGGAGCACCAGGACAAACATATACGGGCTCAAATGCAAATTATGTAGCTTGGTGTTGGAAAGCTGGAGGAACTAAAGTAGCAAATACACAAGGATTAATAAATACTAATGTTAGTGCTAATACTACTTTAGGATTTAGTATTGTTGAGTATAATGGAGCTACTAATGCAACTAATGATCAAAGTAATAACAGTGGTAACTATTGGTCTGTAGGCCATGGATTAGGAGCAACCCCAGATCTTGTTATAGTAAAAAAATTAAATGATGTTGGAAGTTGGTATGTAGGTGGAGCTGCACTTAGTTCTTCAGGTACAAATGGTAACCATTTAGTATTAAATGCCAGTTCTTCAATGGCAACACAATCTAATATATTATGGGGAGGTTCTCAAACTTTTAACAACAACACTTTTGGACTTGGTGGATGGGATGTAGTAAATAGAAATGGAGATTCTTATATTGCTTATTGTTTTACATCAAAAACAGGTTTTAGTAAAGTAGGTACTTATACAGGAAATACATCAAACCCGCCAATAGTATCTACAGGATTTGAACCTGCATTTTTAATGATAAAATCCGTAAATTTAAGTGATAGTTGGTTTATGGTTGACAACAAAAGAGAAACTACAAATCCTAGAGGTGATAGATTATTTGCCAACAGTGGAGCAGCTGAAGCTAGCGAGCCAGGTGCTCAAGTTAATTTTTTATCTAATGGTTTTCAACTAACAGGTTCTGGTGCAGGTGCAGGTCAAACAAATAATAATGGAACTACTTATTTATATTTAGCTTTTGCAGCAGACGGCTCTACAACAACACCTAGTTTAGCTAATAGTTTTGCCGCTGAACTTTACACAGGCAATGGTGGAACTAAAACAGTAACAACTGGATTTAAAACAGATTTAGTGTGGTTAAAAAGTAGAACTGCAGCATATCCTCCGTATATGGCAGATAGCGTAAGAGGTACTTTAAAAGTTTTAAGATCTAGCGAACAAGATGCACAAAGTACAGGTACTGGTGTAAGTTCTTTTGGTTCTACTTCTTTTGATGTAACAGGAGGTGGTGAAAATCAATCGGGAGGAAGTTATGTATCATGGAACTGGAAAGCAGGAGGAACACCTTCTATTAATACAGATGGAACACTGACTGGTGTGGTTTCAGCTAATCAAGCTGCTGGATTTAGTGTTGTACAATGGATTGGCAACGGTACTGTTGGTGCAACGGTAGGTCATGGACTTAATGCTGCTCCTGAATTATTTATTACTAAAAACATAGAGGCTACTAATTTAAATTGGGCAACATATAGTGTAACAACTGGAAACAGCGCAAGACTTACATTAAATGAAAGTGCTGCTGTTAATACTGGAAGAGTTGAATGGAATAGCACAACTCCAACTTCATCAGTTGTAACTTTTAGTGATCATCCATGTGTTAATTCAACTGGTGTTAATTATATAGGATATGCATTTACATCAATACCAAATTACCAAAAATGTGGTTCGTATGTTGGAAATGGGACTTTGGGTCATAGTATACCAGTGGGCTTTGCGCCTGATTTTGTTATGCTTAAAATGACTACTGCAACAGGAGATTGGTATATGTTTGATAGTAAAAGGAAAACAGGTGTATACTCTGATCAACTTGAAGCAAATGATAATGCGACGGAAGCAACAGGTACTTATGTTGAGTTAACTTCTACCGGATTTAATCTAAATACTACTTTATCTAGTATAAATAACAATGGCGAAACATTTATATACTTAGCAATAAAAGAAAATTAATAAAAAATGGCTTTAACAAAAGTAACAAGTAACGTATTAAATGACGACGCAGTCACAACATCAAAAATAGTTAATGCTAATGTAACTTCTAGTAAATTAGCCGCGGCTAGTGTTACTAGTACTAAAGTAGGTACTGAATTTACAACAGCTACTGCTTTAACACCAGCAGCTACAATTGATGTAAGCTATACAGCAGCTCAGGTATTTACATTAACACCTAATGCTAATACTACACTTAATATAACTAATCCTGTGATCGGTGTAACTAAAGCTATAGTTGTAACCGGTGCAGGTGGTTCATATACATTAGGTTTTACAGTAGGCGGATCAGCAGGTACATTTAATAAAATATCTGGTGACTATAGTGATACTGCAGCTGCTAAAAATTTTATACAAATCACATGTGTAGGTGCCACTGAGTTTTGGTATACTATATCTCAAATAGCTTAAAGTATGTTTGGACAAAGTCTGTTATCAGCTTTTGGAATTGCGTGTACAACGGACACAGATCAGTTATTTGCAACTAATCAATCAGTTACATCTATAGCTACATATCAGTTAAACGCATCACCAGTTACTTCTATACCAGGTAATAACTATCCTGGTACAGCAAGCAATATAACATTCGCAGCTGGTAAATTTGGTAATGCTGCTGTTTTTAATGGTAGTAATAGCAAAATTATAGCAAATGGCAAGCCATTAAATAATAACACCTCTATAACTATATCTTTTTGGGCAAGAAACATTAGTTCTTCTGATTGGAAAACGCTATTAGGAGAAGGTGGAGATAGTGGAAATACACCTGGATATAAAATTTATACTAGTCCTCCGTCAGTTGCAAATAGTAATTATCTTTGGATGGCAAGAGCTGATAATTCTGGTTATGTATTTGATACTTATGATGGTTCAGCAGCTAACAAAGGTGGTGTTGATATGGGTGTTGCAGGAAGTACATGGGTGCATTGTGTTTTTACAGTTTCTCCAACTCAACTTATTGTTTATAAAAATGGAGTTAATGTAAAATCTTTAAGTATATCTAATACATCATCTGTAGCTGGTTATTATGATTTTCAATTCATGTATGATACTAAATATAATAGATACTTACAAGGAGAATTAGACCAAGTAAGATTATTTGATACTACTTTATCTCAAGCCGCTGTAACAGCTTTATATAACGAAACAACTACAACAGCTACAAGCGCTAGTGTAGATTATCAACTTGCTAACCCTAATAGTGTTGCATATTATAAAATGTCAGATGCTACAGATCAGTTAGGTAATTACAATGGTACAGCTACTAATGTAAACTTTAATACCGAAGGTAAGTTTGGATTTGCTGGATCATTTAATGGTAGCAGTAGTTATATTCAAATACCTAATAATTCTTTTAACTATTCAACAATGGCATTTAGCGCATGGGTAAATCCAAGTGCTAATGACACTTATAATTATATATTTCAAAACGGAATGTATGACAATAGAATAGGTGGTTCAATAGGATGGTATGTACGAAGAGAAGCAGGAGGTTCACTTTTAGCTAGAGGTTTTTCAGCTAATTCTCTTTCTACTGCTGAGTTTGATGTAACATCATCAGGAGGGAATATTATTCCACTTAATACCTGGACTCATGTTGTGTGTGTTTTAACACCAACAAGTTTTAATATATATATAAATGGAAGTTCAACAGCAGTTGCATCAGCTACTTTTTCAAACGCTATAACATATTCGGCAAGCCAACCTGCAGCTGTATATATTGGAGCTACTTATTATTATTATAATGCTAGTATTTATGAATCTTGGTGGGAGGGTAAAATAGATCAAGTAAGAATATATGATGCAGCACTATCAGCATCAGATATATCTACACTTTACAAAGAAGTTGAATGTGAGCCAGCAGCTATAAATGCTTTAGATCACTTTAATACTGTTTTATATACAGGTAATAATACTACAAATGTAATAAATACAGTAGGTTTTGAGCCTGGGTTATTATGGGTAAAAACTAGAGATGATAACAAAAATCATGTTTTAGTAGATACTGTAAGAGGGATTAGCAGCGTATTAGAGGCTGATACACCAGCTGCTGCTGTTACAGGGTATACAGATGTTACAAGTTTTGATCCAAACGGGTTTACTTTAGCAGCAACTAGTGCTGTTTATATGAATCCGGCTGGTATAGATATGGTTTCATGGAACTGGAAAGCAGCTTTAGCTAATTTATCAACTAACTTTAACGGTAGTAGCAGTTATATTGAGTTAGCTTTTGCTTCTCTTAATGTAAACAATAATTTTACTTGGTCTTTTTGGATTAAATTTAATAGTTTTACACTTTACGATACGCCTATAGGTTTTTTTATGAATGGTTATACTAATTTTATAGACTTAGTTGATGTAAATGGTCAATTGTCTTTTTATGATGGACAAAGTAGGTTAAATACTCCTGGTAGCACTTTTGCAACAGGATCATGGTATCATGTAGCTGTTACTAAAAGTTCTACTAACGGTAGAAAGTTTTATGTAAACGGTTCGGAAGTAGCAAGCAATTCATCTAATTCAAATTCAGGATCTTCATCTGGTGGTAGAAACCTATTAGGAGCTTATTCATCATCAGGTAATCCAACTACTGCACTTTTAAATGTAGATGGTGATATGGCACAGGTTAGAATATTTCACAGCGCATTAACAGCAAGTCAAATTTCTGATCTATACGCAGAACCAGCTGCAAGTAATAATACATTAAATTATCCTGCGGGTGCAGGCTGTATCGCAGCTTATCCATTACAAACAAATGCAGTAGATTTAAGTGGTAATTACAGTGGTGCATCTAGTAATGTAACATTTGGTCAGCCAGGTTATTTAACTCAGAATACTTATGGTACAATACCAAGTACGGTAGCAGCAAATCAAGAAGCTGGATTTAGTGTTGTGAAAACGGGCACAAGCAATTCAAATGAAACTGTAGGACACGGACTTGGTTTAGTTCCTAAACTCATAATTTCAAAACCTCTTGATGTTAGCGCTGATTGGACTGTTTGGACAGAAGGATTTACTAACCTTCAAGGTATATCACTAAATAACAATGCTGCAAAATATACAAATGGAAGTTTTGAGACAGTTACTTCGGTTTCAACTACTACAATAGGATTAGGGAGACAAATGTTAAGTAGTATTCATTTTGGTGGGGCGAGTGGTGAAATAATCCATTATATTTTTGCAGACATCGCAGGTTATAGCAAAATAGGTTCTTATACTTGCCAACTAGCTGGTGTTACTATTTATACTGGATTTCAACCACGATTCATAATGGTTAAATCAACCAGTAATGTAGAAAATTGGGCTATACTTGATGCAGTAAGAGGTAGCGGAAAATGTTTAAAACCCTAATTTAGCTAACGCAGAAAGTGATAGTACATTAAATACATTTACAACAACAGCTACAGGCTTTTCATTTCCACATCAAAATACTGCTGATGCAATGTTAAATGAAAATGGTTATGAATATATATTTTTAGCAATAGCATAAATTAAATAAAATGAGTGAAAAAAAGAAACCTTTTAAAGATACAGGTGTCGGACGGTTTTTAATCGAAAAGGCACCAAGTATTCTAGGAATGGTCGGCGACGCAATATTGCCGGGAAATGTAATATCAGAACTAATTAGTGGTAACTCTCAGCTTTCAGAAAGCGATAAACAAGTTGCACTAGAAAAGTTAAGAATAGAAAGAGCCGAAATTGATGGCACAACCAAAAGATGGGTAGCAGATGCTCGAAGCGGAAACTGGCTTGCGTCCAACGTCCGACCATTGGTTCTTGTATTTTTAACAATATCATATGTTATAGGGTGGTACGCCGGCTATTCACTGGAATCAGTCACTTCATTATTAACAATAGTCATCGGAGGCTATTTTGGATCTCGCGGCGTCGAGAAGGTATTTGGAAATAATAAACATAAACAATGATAGAACAAGATTTAAAAATCTTTGGAATTAACGTAGGAGCAATGATATTTTCAGTAATACCTGAAATAAACACAGTACTACAGACGGTAGTTTTATTGTTATCAATAGGATACACAATATTAATGATAATAAAAAAAGCAAAAGAATAATACAATGAAATATTTTAATGAATCTGAATTTAATAACTTTGACAAAATGGACCCTAAGCTTCTTGAGATGCTAGATAATCTTAGAGAAACATATGGATATCCAATTACATTAACGTCAACATATAGATCACCTCAGCATCCAATAGAGGCGCGTAAGTCTAGTCCAGGTGAGCACACTTATGGTGCCGCTGTAGATATAGCTTGTGTAGGAGGTGAAGCTACTTATAAATTAGTAAAAGCAGCTATTGAAGTAGGTTTTACTAGAATAGGTATAAGTAGAAAAAACAATTTTGTTCATGTAGGTATAGGCTATGACGGTGCTCCACCTATGACAATATGGACATACTAAATTAAATTAAATGGCAAAATTAATACGTAAGATCAGTATAGGTACTGACTACAAAAACGAAGCAATGCATTACTCTGTAGGCCAAGAAGTTTATGGAGGACATACTATTTCAGATATATTAGAAGAAGATGGTTCTTATAAAATATTTATAACTAAAAACAAAGAGGTATTACCTTGGAAACATTTTAATTCTAACATGGCTGTATCTGTTGAATATAACTTAGATTATTAATGCAAGCACTTTTTGATTATATTATATCTACTGAAAATCGTTACAATAACGTAGTTAATGTTGATGACAAAAAATTAGTTGTTAATACAGAGATTACAGAGAGAGATTACATGTTCGTTAACAGAATAGGTAAAGTTATTAGTGTTCCAGCTGGTATAAAAACAGAAGTAAGTGTTGGAGATGAAATAATAGTTCATCATAATGTTTTTAGAAGATGGTTAAACCAACAACAAGAAGAGCGTAACTCAGCTAGTTATCTTGATGAAGATAAATATACTGTTGCGGCGGATCAAGTTTTTGCTTATAAAAAAGATAAAAAATGGATTGCACTTCCTGGATATTGCTTTGTTGCGCCTATAAAAATGAAAGACAAATGGGCTCTTGATACAGATGAAAATTTAAAAGGGGAACTAGTATATACTAATAGCCAATTAAGTTCATTAGGAGCGTCTATAGGAGACGTGGTGGGGTTTACACCTAACTCTGAGTATGAGTTTAATATTGATGGTCAAAAACTTTATAGAATTTTATCAAATCATATAACTATTAATTATGGACCGAAGAAAAAGAATAATACAAGCAGCGGAAAAAGCATTAGTTGAACTTGAAAAAGTTATTAAACAAAATATTGATTTATCTGAACTAGATCCTGAAAAAGCTAAAACAGCAGCTCAAGCCAAATGGGTTGCAATAGAAGATTCATTAAAGATTATAGAAAAAATTGAAGAGTTATCTGATAAAAAATCTAATACAGAATCTAAAACTTTTTTAGGTGTTGAAAATAGAATCAAATAATGTACAAACAAACGCTTTATAAAATACACAATGCTCATTTATCTGATAAAAAAATTAAACATCTTAATAAACATAAGAAGTTTGAATATGGATATAATGAAGAATTAGACTGTGTTGTAATAAGTAAAGATGGTACAATAGGTGATATATATGAAATACAAGGTCTTAAGGTAGCAATACCTAAAACTCCCAACAAAATAGATGGAGAAGACTTAAAACAAACAGATCAATATTTTAGAATAAAAAATAAACCAGAATCTTTAAATAAAATAAAAAGCATATATGATTTTCAATCTTACCCAGAGGATATTAAAGAAAAATACTACCAATATATTGATAGTGAGTTTAATTATCGTAATGATGGGTATTGGTTCATGTGCAACGGTGCCCCGAACTACATTACAGGATCGCACTATGTCTATTTATCCTGGACAAAGATCGACGTGGGAGCACCAGATTTTAGGCAGGCAAACAGGATATTTTACTACTTCTGGGAGGCTTGCAAGGCAGATAAGAGATCTTATGGAATGTGCTACCTTAAGAACAGACGGTCTGGCTTTAGCTTCATGGCATCCTCAGAGACTGTTAACTTGGCAACAACTTCCAAGGACTCTAGATTTGGGGTCTTATCTAAAACTGGAGCAGATGCGAAGAAGATGTTTACAGACAAGATTGTACCCATATCAATCAACTATCCATTTTTTTTCAAACCAATACAGGATGGGATGGAACGACCAAAGACGGAGTTATCCTATAAGATACCGTCAAGAAGACTTACCAGAAACGCCATCAAAGAGACCTATAGTCAGGAGGAATTTGGGAAGGGGCTCGATACAACAATCGATTGGAAGAACACGGGAGACAACTCGTATGATGGAGAGAAATTACAACTCCTCGTCCATGATGAATCCGGTAAATGGGAGAGGCCGGACAATATACTCAACAACTGGAGAGTCACGAAAACGTGCCTCAGGCTCGGTGCCAAAGTAGTAGGTAAATGTATGATGGGATCTACATCTAATGCTTTAAATAAAGGTGGAGATAACTTTAAAAAATTATTTTATAATTCAGATGTCACAAATAGAAACCGCAATGGCCAGACTACAAGTGGACTATATTCTTTGTTCATACCTATGGAGTGGGGATACGAAGGGTTTATTGACAAATACGGATATCCTGTCTTCGATACACCATCAGACCCGATTGAAGGAATTGATGGGGAAAAAATATTTACGGGAGTCATTGATCATTGGGAAAATGAAGTAGAAGGATTAAAAAAAGATAGTGATGCTTTAAATGAATATTACAGACAATTTCCAAGATCTGAAAAGCATGCTTTTAGAGATGAAACAGTTAATTCATTATTTAATTTAACTAAAATATATGAGCAAATAGATTTTAACGAAGAAATGGCTATTAAAGGTTATGTTGTTCGTGGAACTTTTGCTTGGCAAAATGGTATAAAAGATACTAAAGTTATATGGGTTCCTAGTAAAAATGGTAGATTTAAAATATCATGGATACCGCCAGATAACATACAAAATAATATAATCATAAAAAATGGTATTAAATATCCTGGTAATGATGGCTTCGGAGCCTTCGGGTGTGATAGTTATGACATCAGCGGTACTGTTGGGGGTGGTGGGTCTAATGGTGCTCTTCATGGATTAACTACTTTTTCTATGGTGAATGACGTGCCTAATACTAAGTTTTTCTTAGAATACATAGCACGACCACAAACAGCAGAAATATTTTTTGAAGAAGTATTAATGGCATTAGTGTTTTACGGTATGCCAATACTTGCTGAAAATAATAAACCAAGATTATTATATCATTTAAAAAGAAGAGGTTATAGAGGTTTTTCTATGAACAGACCTGATAAACTTTTAGGTAATTTATCTAAAACAGAAATAGAATTAGGAGGTATACCAAATACATCTGAAGATATAAAACAAGCACATGCGGCTGCTATTGAATCTTATATAGAAGATTATGTAGGACGTAAAGAAGAAAATCATGGTAATATGTATTTTCAAAAAACATTAGAAGACTGGGCGCGTTTTGATATATCAAGAAGAACATCTCATGATGCATCCATAAGTAGTGGACTTGCAATTATGGCGTGTAGAAAACATATGTATAGGCCTAATATGGAAAGAACAATAAAAAAAATAGATTTTCGTTTTGCAAAATATAAAAACGACGGATCAATGAGTAAGATAATACAATAACTATGGCAATAACAACAGGACAACTTCCTACACAATTTCCGAGTCAAGCTGTCTCAGATGAAGAAAAAATGTCTTCTGAATATGGTTTATCGGTTGGAAGGGCTATTGAACAAGAATGGTTCAATAAAGATAATAACCCCGGTATGTATTATCAAACCAATGAAGAGTTTCACAGGTTAAGATTATATGCTAGAGGTGAGCAGTCTGTTAAAAAATATAAAGATGAATTTGCTATAAACGGTGATTTGTCTTATTTAAATTTAGACTGGAAACCTGTACCTATTATTCCTAAATTTGTAGATATCGTTGTAAATGGTATGCAAGATCGACTTTTTGATATAAAAGCTTTTGCGCAAGATCCTATATCAACAGGAAAAAGAACAGATTTTGTAAATAAAGTTCAAAGAGATATTAATGCTCAATCTTTATTAAAACAAATAGAAGCTGAAGTAGGTGTTGATGCTAGAAATATCAAACAAGATGATATGCCTACAAATACAGAAGAACTTGAATTATACATGCAATTAGCATATAAACAAGGTATAGAAATAGCTGAAGAACAAGCTATTAATAATGTTTTTCTAACAAATAAATATCCAGAATTAAAAAAACGCGTTGATTATGATTTAGCTGTATTAGGCATAGGAGCTGTAAAAAACACGTTTAACAATACAGATGGTATAAAACTAGACTATGTAGATCCCGCAAATTTAGTTTGGTCTTATACTGAAGATCCTAATTTTGAAGACTGTTATTATTTTGGAGAAATTAAAAGAATAAATCTTAACGAACTTAAAAAACAATTTCCAAATTTACCAAATGAAGAAATAGCAGAATTTGTTAAAAAAGGTTCTAATTGGGTTGATTATAATAATAACTGGTTTAATAATAATTTTAATAGCGAAATAGATAATAATAATACACTTACTGTATTATATTTTAATTGGAAAACTTGGGAAAACAACGTTTATAAAATTAAAGAAACATCTACTGGTGCTGATAAAGCTATATTAAAAAATGATAAATTTAACCCACCACAAGATAAAAGAACAAGATTTGAAAGAGTAGCACAAGCTAGAGAGGTTGTTTATGAAGGAGCTTATATATTAGGTAGTAATATACTACTTAAGTGGCAAAAAGCAAAAAACATGATAAGGCCTAGTTCAAATACTAATAAAGTATTAATGAACTATACTGTATCAGCTCCAAGAATGTATAAAGGTAATATAAATTCTTTAGTTTCTAAAATGACGCCTTATGCTGATTTAATTCAGTTAACACATTTAAAACTACAACAAACAATACAAAGAATGGTTCCATCAGGTGTTTTTATAGATGCTGATGGTATTGCAGAAGTTGATTTAGGTAATGGAACTAATTATAATGCTCAAGAAGCATTAAACATGTATTTTTCTACAGGTTCTATTATTGGTAGATCTTTAACTGTAGAAGGTGATCCTAATCCAGGTAAAGTGCCAATACAAGAATTACCTGGAACTCAAGGTAATCAAATACAAATATTAGTAGCAGCATATAATCAGTATCTTCAAATGATAAGAGATATTACTGGTTTAAATGAAGCTAGAGATGGTTCTGATCCTGATCCAAATTCACTAGTTGGAGTACAGAAATTAGCAGCAGCAAACAGTAATACAGCTACAAGACATATATTATCATCAAGTATGTATATAACATTGGCCTTAGCTGAGGCTATATGTTTAAGATTTAAAGATGTATTAGAGTTTCATCCTACAAAAGAAGCTTTTATTGATTCTTTAGGTCAATTTTCAGTAGGATCTTTAGAAGAAATGAAAAACTTACATTTGCATGATTTTGGTATATTTTTAGAATTAGAACCTGATGAAGAGCAAAAAGCTATTTTAGAAGCAAACATACAAGCTGCATTATCAAGAGATAGTATTAATTTAGAAGACGCTATTGATATACGTGAAATAAAAAATCTTAAACTTGCTAATCAATTACTTAAAATTAGAAGAGTAAGAAAGCAAAATCAAGATCAAGAAATGGCCAAAGCGGCATCAGCAGCACAAGCTGAAGCACAGGGTCAAGCGCAAATTGTAGTTGAACAAGCTAAAGCTCAAGCAGAGCAAGTTAAAACAGAATCTAAAATACAATATAGACAAGCTGATATTGAATTTGAAATAAAAAAACTAGAAGTAGAAGCTCAAACAAAAAAAGAGTTAATGCAATATGAATATGAATTAAATGTTCAATTAAAACAATTAGAATTACAAGCTCAAAAAGAATTAACTCAAGCTAATAATCAAGGAGCTATGGAAAGAGAAAGTTTAAAGGTTTCTAGTAAATCCGTATCAGGACCACCATCTTCTGGTAAACCAGCGAAATCTTTTGAATCTAAAGGAAATGATGTTTTAGGTGGTATTGATTTAAGTAGATTTTCACCTAAATAAAAATAAGTAACTATTATATTATATAAAATTATGGAAGAACAAGAAAAAGTACAAGTTAAGGTTGTTGCAGACGATAGTCCAGCACCTACTAAACAAGAACAAGAAGCTGCTGTATTAGATCAAGCAGTAGAAACTGGGGAAGTTGCGTCTGAATATGGCTTACAAGACGATGGTGTTTATAAAATCAATTTAGATAAACCTCCCGTGCAAAAAGAAGAAAACAATGCCGTTCAAGAGCGAAAAACAGAGGAAGTTTCTGTGGATGAATCATCCGGAGATAGCAAAGAAGTGGACAAAGAAGTACGGGAGCAGTCCAGTGAACAAAAGCGAAACCGTTCAAAGCTGAAGAAAAAGTATTAGAAGAAAATGATTCTCCTTTAGAATTAATTAAAGAAGATGAAGAAACTGTTGTTAAAGAAGAAGAACCTTCAATAACAGCAGAGCAAAAAGAAGAAGTTAAGGAAGCTGAAAAACAAATGCTTCCTGAAAACGTAGAAAAGCTAGTTACATTCATGGAAGAAACTGGTGGTTCTTTAGAAGATTATGTTAATCTAAATAGAGACATCAGTAAGTACGATAATGTAACTCTTAATGCGTGAATATTATAAAACTACAAAACCGCATTTAAATCAAGATGATATTGAGTTTATTCTTAATAAAAATTTTGGTTATGATGCAGAGACGGAAGATCCGTCAGATGTTAAAGCTAAACAATTAGCTTTTAAAGAAGAATTATTTAATGCTCAAAACCACTTTAAAACAAGTAAGGAAAAATATTATGCTGATCTTAAGTTAAGAAAGCAAAACAATATTGATCCTGAATATAAAAAAGCTTATGAGTATTATAATGAACAACAAAGTTTAATAAAAGAAAGTGAAACTTTACAAAAAGATTTTTTAAATAAAACAAGTAATGTTTTTTCTGACGATTTCAAAGGTTTTGATTTTAGCGTAGGAAAAAATAAATATCGTTTTAAAGTAGAAAATCCATCTCAAGTTAAAGAATTTCAATCTGATATTAAAAATTTTGCTAATGAATTTATCGGTAAAGATGGCACTATTACAGATGCTAAAGGTTATCACAAAGCTTTATTTGCCGGAAGAAATGCAGATAAAATAGCTAATCATTTTTATGAGCAAGGCCGTGCCGATGCTATAAAAGAACAAGCTAAAGCTGCAAAAAATATTGATATGTCTCCGAGAGTAGATAATTCTAGTATTGTAAATTCAAATGGTCAAAAAGTTAAAGTTGTTTCTGGAAATGACTCTTCTAAATTGCGAGTTAAATGGAAATAAATAATTTTTAAAATCAAAACAAATGGCATTTACAGTAGGCATACCAGCCGCTTTACAACCAACCCAGAGCAAAACAATGTATCCTGGGAACTATATCGATTTTACTGATGCGAATTTTGCTCAGTGGGGTCAACAATTTTTACCTGATGTATACGAAAAAGAAGTAGAAAGATATGGAAACAGATCTATCGGTTCTTTTTTACGTATGGTATCAGCGGAAATGCCTTCCACTTCAGATCAAATAATCTGGACTGAGCAAGGTAGATTACACACACGTTATGCTAACGTTATTCCTTTAAATAACGCAGGAACGCTTCCAGGTGGAGCTACTCCAGGCGCTATTGTAGCAGGTGTATCAGGTACAGCACTTAACTTTAGTGTACCAACTGCACAACCAAGAAGCACAGGAATTACTACAGATAAAACTGAGCCTGTAAACTTTAGAGTTGGAGAAACAGTAATGGTACAAGTTCAAACTACAGCTACATCAGCTGTTGGTGGAACTGGCGAAGTAATAAAAGGAGTTGTAACTGCAGTAGCAGGACAAAACTTTCAAATCAAATGTTACGTTGCTCACAATGGAATCTTAGTAGGAGATAGAGTAACAGCTATTTCTTATGGATCTGAATTTGCTAAAGGTACAGGTACTTTTACAGAGTCTTTAAATCCTAGCTACGCTACATTTACCAACTCACCTATTATCTTAAAAGAAAACTATGCAATCAATGGTTCTGACACAGCTCAGATCGGTTGGATTGAAGTTACTTCTGAGAATGGTGCTAGTGGGTATTTATGGTATATGAAGTCTGAACACGAAAATAGATTACGTTGGGAAGATTACATTGAAATGTCTATGGTTGAAGGTGTTCTTAAGACAGGTGGACAAGGTGGTGCTAATGGAATAGCTTTAGGCTATACTACAGGTGCTAGCTCAATTACTGTTGGTGGAACAAACCAAAACGCTAAAGGTACTGAAGGTTTCTTTGCTGCTCTTGAAGCACGTGGAAATGTATATCAAGGATTTGGATCTCAAGCAGCTGCTCAAGCAGGTGGTGGAGCATTAACAGATTTTGATGCAGTACTTAAACAATTAGACAAGCAAGGAGCTATTGAAGAAAACATGCTTTTCTTAAATCGTGAACTTTCTTTAGAGATTGATGACATTCTTGCAATGCAAAATGGTGCATATGCTGGAACAGCTAACCACGCTCACGGTACATCTTACGGTGTATTTAACAACAGCGCGGATATGGCATTAAATCTTGGATTTACAGGATATCGCAGAGGATCTTATGACTTTTACAAAACTGACTGGAAATACTTAAATGACTGGTCAACTCGTGGAGGTTTTGGTGATGTTGAAGGTGTATTAGTACCAGCAGGAACTTCTACAGTTTACGATCAGCAATTAGGTCAAAATATCAAGCGACCATTCTTACACGTTCGTTATAGAGCTTCAGAAACTGAAAACAGAAAGAATAAATCTTGGATTACAGGATCTGTTGGAACTTCTAGCCCTACAACTGACATTGATGAAATGAGAGTTATCTACTTAAGTGAAAGATGTCTTATTACTCAAGCTGCTAATAATTTCGTATTATTTAAAGCTTAATATTTTTTAACTATAGAATACGGGCTCTTCGGAGCCCAGTATTCTTATTTTATATTATTTTATTATGAAAACAAAATTACAGAACCCAGAAAAAAGCTGGGAACTAAAAGATAGAGTATATGTATTAAAAGGTAATATGTCACCTATAACATATACAATACAGACTAGACATACTCCAAGAAAACCTTTATTATATTGGGATGAGGAAAAAGGAATAAATAGAGAATTAAGATTAGCATCTAATCAAACATCATTATTTGTGGATGAACAAGATGGTTATTCTACATTACAACATTTAATATTTCAAGATGGAGTATTAAACGTTCCTAGAACAGAACCTTTAGTACAAAAGTTATTATCTATATATCATCCAAGAAAAATTTGGGAAGAAATAGATGATCAAGTTATAGCAGAAGATGAAATTGAAGATCTAGAGTTTGAACTAGAAGCTTTAAATTTAGTAAGAACTTTAGATATTTCACATTTAGAAGCTATAATGAGAACTGAATTAGGTTCAAGTGTGTCTACATTATCATCTAAAGAGTTAAAAAGAGATGCTTATAGATTTGCTAGACAAAATCCAGCTTTATTTATAGAGCTTTCTGAAGATGAAGATATAACTTTAAGAAATTTAGCTAACAGAGCTGTTGAATCTGGTATTTTAGAATTAACAGAAGATAATACTGTATTTAAATTTCCTAATGGTAAAAAGGTAATGACAGTACCATTTGATCAACATCCTTATGGTGCATTAGCACAATACTTTAAAACAGATGAAGGAGTTGATTTAATGAAATCAATTACTAAAAAGCTTTCGTAGCTTACCTGATGTAAGGTGAGAAATCAACCTTACATCAACAAATTAACATAAAAGTAAATAAATGGTAAATATAAACAATGTATACCAATCTGTTCTTGTTATAACAAACAAAGATAATCGTGGTTATATAACGCCTGAAGAATTTAATAGATTAGCTGAGCAAGCTCAAAATGAGATATTTGCAAGTTATTTTGTAAGAGAAGCAGGTTATGAGTTAAATGCTTTTTTAACAAGTGATTTTTCTGATCCTAATACTTATTTAGCAGAAAAAATAAATGTGTTTTATAAAGATAGCACTCTTACTCATGCTAATGGTGAATTTACATATCCTGCTGACTTATATAGAGTAGGTGTGGTTTCTGTAGATAACGTTGTAGCAGATAGAGCTTCACATGAAGAAGTTAAATACATTAATTTATCACCATTAACAGCACCAGTAAAAACACAACCCGTGTATTCATTAACAAACACGGGTGTTGTTGTTTATCCTTCAACTGTAACATCAGGTGTAAAATTAGATTACTTAAGACAAACAATTAGACCCAAATGGGGTTATGTGCTTCAAGGCACAATACCTTATTATGATCCAACTGTATTTGATCCAGCTACCGATAGTTATGATGTAGCCGCTAAATCTTACAATTTTGATTTACATCCTTCAGAAGAAAACAATTTAGTAGTTAAAATACTTAACTATGCTGGAGTTGTTATAAAACAAGGCGATGTAACTGGATTTGCACAAGGTAAAGAACAACAAAACGCAGCAACTGAACAATAATGGCAATATCAAGAAAACCTTTAGATGTAGATAATTATTCCGCTTTAGATGGCGGTAATGGATTAGCAGTCCCTGGATATTACAGGAGAACAAACTTAAACGATATAATAAACAATTTTATTGTAGCATATATTGGTGATGGTAAAATTCTTACTCAGGTTCCTAGATATGAGGTTGCTTTCTTTGCACAAAAAGCAGTGCAAGAATTTAGTTATGATGTTTTTCATTCTGAAAAAGCCTTAGAAATACAACTAAGTTCATTAAGACAAATGTCTTTGCCATCAGACTACGTTAATTATATTAGTATAAAATGGACAGATGCTAGCGGCGTGCAAAGAACAATACTACCTAGCACAACAACACAAGCAAATCAAGGTGTTGCTCAAGATGAAAATTATCACTACTTATATGATAATGATGGTAATATAATATTTGCTGAAACATCTGAAACAATAGATAGATATAAATCTAATAGTCCGGAGGAAAATGAAGAACTTGCAAGTACGTATTACTATGGATATTTTGATGTACCTAATTACTTTGGTTATTTTGGAGGTCGTTATGGTTTAACACCTCAATTTTCTAATATAAATGGTACGTGTGTTATAGATTTAAATGCAGGACAAATATATTTTCCATCAACAATACCTCAAGACACATATATAACATTAAGTTATATATCTGATGGTTTAGGTAATAATGGAGATTTTGACAATGTGTTAGTGCCTAAATTAGCAGAAGAAGCTGTAATGTCAACAATTCTTTATAGCTTATGTAAAATAAGACCTTCAGCTTCAGGTTTATTACCTTTATATAAAAAAGAAGCAGCTGCTAAAACAAGAAATGCAAAAATTAGAATAGCTAATATGAAAGTAGATGAAATGACTCAGATATTTCGTAATAAAGCTAAATGGATTAAACACTAATAATTTTCTATGCCAGAAATTAAAAGAACATTCAATGTCGGTAAAATGAACCGAGATCTGGATGATAGAATAGTACCTGCCGGTGAATATCGAGAAGGTTTTAATATTAATATCGGGCAATCAGAAAGCTCAGATGTTGGTGCAGTTGAAAATTTATTAGGTAATGAATTAGTAGCACAAAGTGGACTTGCTAATGGTAAATGTATAGGTCAAGTAGCTGATACTGGTGCAGAAAAAATATATTTTCTTGTTACTACAAATTCAATATATAATGAAACCAACAGTGGTCAGCATGGTTTATTTGAATATGATCAAAAAACAAAACAACTTACAGCTTTAATTGTTTCAACACAGTTAAATTTACATCAAAATTATCCTGTAACAGGTATAAATATAGTTGATGACCTTTTATTTTGGACTGATAATAGAAATTATCCTAGAAAAATAAATGTAGTAACCGCAAGAAACAATACTTCTTACTATACTGCAGCTGCAGATATAGATAATTTAATATCTGTAGCTAAGTTTACACCATACGAATCCCCAACTATTGTTGCGGCAACTAGAGAATCTAGTATATCTTCTACTTTTATGGAAGATAAACTTATTAGATTTTCATATAGGTGGCAGTTTGAAGATAGTGAGTATAGTGTATTAGCTCCATTTTCTCCTATACTTTTTTCAAGATTAAATGAAACTGATACAATAAGTACTTCACTGTCAAATTTTGGTGAAATAGAAACTTTTGTTAACGCAATAAATCAAGTACAACTACAAATACCTACACCAACCGGATATGGTATTACAAGTGTTGAATTAATATACAAAGAGTCTGGATCAGGTACTTTATATGTTGTTGATGATCAAGAAATTACAACAGAACCTTTTGTAAACTTTACATATTCTTCAACCGATCCATTTAGAACTTTGCCAGGTGATCAGCTTACTAGGGTTTATGATGCTGTACCTATTAAAGCTAAAGCACAAGAAGTTGCTGGTGGTAGATTAGTTTATGGAAATTTTTTACAAAATTTTGACATACCTAATATAGCTTTTAGTGTTGAAAGAACAGGTGAAACATCTGCTAGAAATAATATTTTAACAAATCAATCAGTTAAATCAAGAAGAACATATCAGGTTGGTATTGTATTAGCTGATAAATTTGGTAGACAATCACCTGTTATATTATCTAGCTCTGGTACTGATACTGTTTTCATAGATCCAGGTTATGGTAATGCATCATCAACAACTGCTTTTAATGCATTGAGAATAGTATTTGCAGACACAACACAGATACCAACATGGGCTTATTCATATAGAGTTGTTGTAAAACAACGTGAACAAGAATATTATAATTGGATATCTACTATTGATGCTGCTAACACGGTTAATCGTTTTGGCGATAGTATAAATAAAATACCTAGAGATCAAACAGCTGCAATACCTCCTAGTACTTCAGCAACAATATCTCCATGTAATGTATCTGTTTATCCTAAGTATTTAGCTGGTGGAAATGTTTATACATCTCCATATGCGGCTTTAACTTCAGTACAATCTATTTCAAATCCTTCAGGTGATGCAACTGTTACAACTATTGATAATAGCGGTAACGCAGTATCTACTGGTTTATGTGTTTTTGAAACAGAACCTGTTAGCTCTGAGTTAGATATATTTTATGAAACATCTACAGGAGGTTTAGTTGAGGATATTCCTGCTACTGCTATTGATATAGAATTTTTTAACTGTATATTGTTAACTTTTACAGCGGGTAATCATGTAGAAATAAATAGAATTAAAGCAGGTTTTAATCAACCGTTTTTTGATGTAGGTGTTAGAGCTTATGTAGTGCAAGAAAACTTTACTCAAGAAAGAAGAAATAATACTCTTATACATTCTAGTGGACTTTTAAACTCTAGAACTGGTATTAACTACATAAATCAATTTAATGAATCTGAGGGTGGTCTAACTATCTCTCTTGATCCACTAAATGGTTCTGTACAGAAAATGTTTGTTGATGATACGCAGATATTAATATTTCAAGAAGATAAAGTATCTAGATCACCTATTGATAAAAACTTTATATATGCAGCTGAAGGTGGCGCAGTGCCAGTTACAAGTAATACACAATTTTTGGGAACAGTAGCTGCTTATGCTGGTGAGTTTGGTATATCAAACGATCCTCAATCTTTTGCAAGTTTTGGTTTTTCAAGATATTTTACAGATAAAAATAGAGGTACTGTATTAAGATTATCTCAAAATGGTATTACTGAAATATCACAAGTTGGTATGGGTGATTTTTTTAGAGATGCTTTAAAACAATCTACGTCTATTATAGGATCTTATGATGAGTATAGTCGTATGTATGAATTAACTATTATAGGCCAAGGCTTTGATAGTAATGAAGATACAAATGCAGCTACAGCATCAGATGGATATTTAACAGTTACTTTTGATGATAGATCAGGTGGGTGGACAAGTTTTAGAGGTTATAAACAAGAAGGTGGTTTATCATTAAATAATACATATTATACTTTTAACGGTGGTCAATTATGGCAACATCACAGTACTAATGTAACTAGAAATAATTTTTATAACTCTGGAACACAAGAGTCTTATGTTATACCTATATTTAACGACGCTCCATCGCTTGTAAAACAATATAACAGTTTAAGTTATGAAGGCGATACTGGCTGGGAGTTAGAGTACATAGAAACAGATATAAGCGCTTCAGGAACACTACCAGTTTTAGCAACATCTTTTACAACAACCCTACAATTAAATGGTGCTGCACCTAATTCTGTATTTAATGGAGCTAATACTGCTCAAGCTAAGCAAGGTGATAATGTTCAATGGGCTATTTTTGTATCACCATTAAACTCTCAATTTGCTTTTAACAACGTAAACGATATAACATTAACTCCAGCTTCTGGAAGTAGTTTAAGTGTAACAAATCCCGTTGGAACTCCTCCGTTTGAATCTACAGATGGAAGATTAGTATTTTTAGTTCAACACACTGTTGGAAACGCTAATAGCATACAAACTTTAAACATAGGAGGTACAGGCGCTTCTTTAGCATTTACTGTAGCTTTGTTGACCGTAAACATTATAGATACTGTTTCAAACTCTTCAATAACTCCAGCTTCACAAGTGTTTAATAATGCTGGAAGTAATAGTGTTATATTTAGTACAGCTGTTGAAAACAACTATTATATAGATACAGCTAACGTAACTGTTAGTGTGCTTGGGATGCCAGCTTCTACTAATCCTGGAACTTTAACAAATGTAAGGAGTGGAGTTGGAGGTTGTAGTGCATGTTTGGATAATTTAACTTACACTTTACCAATAACAGTTCCTTCAACAGCAACAGCTGGAACAATAACAGTAAATGGATCAGCAACATTAAAATATACCTTACAATTAAATCAAGGTAATGTAGCGGCACCTACGGGTGGAACTGTTAATTATAGCACACCTGTTCAATCGAGCGGAGCAACAACAACTATAGGTACACCTTTTTATAATTCTCCATTTGATTTAGCAAGTACTAGAACTGTTGTTATAACATACACATGTGCAACAACTGAAATACTTGTTGATAATAGTTATGTTTTATCTGGTTTTCCAACTGGCACTACACCAACTCCTGTTTTAAGTAACGAAGATGGTCAACTAGCGATAACTCAAGTTATACCTATACTTACACAAGATACAGTTGTAACTCCAGTTGTAGATTCAACAGTAGGAGCAGTTGCAGCAACATTAGGTAATACTTCTACAATAAATCTACCTCAACCTGGTAGTGCACAAACTATAGCTAGTACTTGGAATGTTAATGGATCTGCTTCACCAGGTTCTCCAACCGCCTCTTGGTTATCTTTAGATTCTGCTGCTTCTGGCGTAGCTATATCGTTATCTCCAGGAGTTTCTTTTACAGTTTCTGCTCCAGCTAATAATACCGGAGCTCAAAGATCTACTACTATTGAACTTACAACAACAAACAGTAGAGTAACAGGTTCAGCGGTAGCACCACAAACAATAAACGTAATTCAAGCAGGATAATATGGCAGCAATAGTAACATTTCCTTTTCAAGAAAAAGAAGGTAAGTATTTTGCACCTATAAGTTCATCAGAACCAAATTATATTGTTGTCAATGGTACTTTAACACAGACAGACAATAAAATAGTAAGTGGAATTAAAGGTGCATTTGCTTCAATTAAATTAACATTACCAACAGCAAACGCTTCAACAAAAAAAGAACTATTTGCTTTAAACGCGGAAGCGGTAAATTCATCAAATTAAATTATATGCAATTACAAGTAAGAAAATTACAAGAATCCGATTGGGATTTAATACCAAAATGGTGGGAAGCTTATGGAGCCGAAGGCTTCCCTCGTGATATGTTACCTGGATCTTTTAGAGTTGGTGACGAACAAGAAGAAAAAAGAAAAGGCTTAGGTGGCTTTATGGTTTGCAAAGGAGATGATCCTATTGCAGCTATGTGGCTGTGGATGACAAACAGTAAGACTGCGATTCCAGCTGTAGTAGTTAGTGATAAATCTTATCAAGACACGGACAGAAGTGATGCATTGCAACTCTTAGTAAATTTTACAACTGATTTTGCCGAGGACATGGGTTATAAATACGCATTTGCTTGGGCAAAAAAAGGAGTGTTATTAGATAAATATAAACAAGCGGAGTATTATTGTGATGAAACTCCGTCTTATGAATTAATAATGAAATACTAATGGGAAGTATAGTAAAAGGAGTTGGATCATTATTTGGTGGTCGAGCTAGAAGAAGAGAAGAAGCAAGCGCACGAACAGAATTTGAAGGCGCTAAACAAGGATTAAAAGATTTTGAATTTGGAGATTTTTATGGAGATCTTCAAGCAAAAGAATTAGGTGCGGCGCAGCAAGGACAGTTGTCTCAAGCGCAAGGTGGCACTTTAGGCCCAGCGGGTCAAGCAGCTCTTGTTCAAAGAGGACCAGCTGTTCAGGCTCAGTTAGCTAATTTAGCAGATGCTCAAGGATACCAAGGTCAAGGTTACACAGCTGGATCTACTAGTGTTGGTCAGCTAGCAAGAGGCGCTGATACTGGTCTTACAAACACAATGAACAACTTACAAGTGTCTACGGCTGGAGCAGAACTAGCAGCACAAGAAGCAGATCAATCATTAGCAGCTTCTCAAGATTTAGCGGCTCAAGCAGGTACTGGGGCTGGTGGAGCTACTGCGTTAGCCGCTGCCGCTGCAAAGTCTAAAGCAGGTATTTCTGCGGATATAGATAGACAAGTTAAATCTAACGAACAAATGAGAGCTGCCGCTGAAAGTCAATTACAACAAAGTCAATTAGCTCAAGGTAATTTAGCATCACAATTTGATTTAGGTCAACAACAATTTAACGTTGGCGCTGCAAACGATGCTTCAAGATTTGGTGCTCAAGCTCAAAATGATGCAGCAAGATTTAGCGCACAAGCGCAAAATCAATTTGCTTTATCTGAATTTCAAGCTGGAAATCAAATGAATCAATTTAATGCAGCTGCACAAAATCAAGTTGCTAGAGATAATTTTAATGCCGCTAATGCAACTAATCAGTTTAATGTTGGTGCACAAAACAGATTTTTAGAAAGTCAATTTGGTGCTGATAACGCTTTTTCTATGGCTAATATGGAGGCTGCAAACAAAATGTCACAGTTTAATGCAGCTGAAGCTAATCAACAAGAAAGAGCTAATCAATCACAGTTAAATTCATTTATGATAAATCAAGCTGCAGGTCAGGCTGATAGAGCTGAAAGCCAATATGCTCAACAAATGGATCAATTTAACATTGGATCACAAAGATATGGTCAAGCTCAACAAGCTAGAGCGCAAGCTACTGGTGATTTGTTAGGTGGTATTGGAGGAGTTTTAAGTGCTGCTGCTGGGCCAGCTGGAGTACTTAAAGGAATTATGGGAGGATAATTAATAAATTAATATTATGGCAATAAATTCACAATTAGATTTAAGAGCGGTTCAAAATGCTTATGGTAATCACATGCAAAATGCTTTATCAAAAGCTGGAGATGATATTGATTTAGACATTGAAAAAACTAGAAAACTTCAAGAAGTAGCTGAAACAAAAGCAAGAAGAGAATTACAGACAGGTATATTAAAATCTCAACAATTAAAGGGATTAGTAGTTCCTTCAGAAACAGAATTTGAAAGTCTTAATTTATATGCTCAAGATATGAGCAGACAGCTTGTAGATCAATACAGTACTTTAGTATCTTCATTAGAAAAAAACGAAATAGATTCAAATCAGTTTGCTCAACAAGCTTCTATTATACAAATGCAAGTTCCTCAAATTAAAAATTTTGTAAGTGGACTTGAAGAAAGAGCATCTGCATGGAGTGCTGGATTGAAAGACAATACACTAAGTTTAGCTAATCCACCAGAGAATGAATCTTTTTTTGCAGCTATAGCTCAAAATAGAGGTGAGTTTGGTATGGATGAAAATGGCGTTTTAGTTTATCAAGGTAAAACAGAAGCTGGAGAAGATTTTAGTTTTCCAGCAAATAAACTTCAAGACATACCTGTTCCTATAAAAAAAGTAGAAAGTTTTGTTGAAATGAGTGATCCACTTGTTGATGCTTTGTTAAAACCAAAAGCTTATTTTAATGAAATAACAGGAAAAGAAGAGTTGAGAACAGTTGACAAACAGTCTAAAGATTATGAGCGTGCTGTTAGGCAAGCTTTTGATGCATTCTTAGGAGCTGATGATGATACTGCCAACTCTAAGCTTAGATCATTAGCTGCAGATCACGTAGGGATGACTAGAGATCAAATTCAAGATGCTATCAATGATACAAATTATGAAGGTCCTACTGGTGAAACATTTGCAAATAGATTAGAGTATGAAATGGAAAAGCATTTTGTACAAACTGTAGATGAAAATTATGAGGCTACTAAATATAAAAACTGGAAGCAAGCTCAAGAAGATTTACAGATGCAAAAAATGTATCAACAAAGTCAATTAGCAAGAGAAGCAGCGTGGCAGGGTAAGACACAAGTAGAAAGAGCACAATATCAAACAGCTAAATATATGAAAGATTTATCTTCTCCAACAGAAGATTTAAACTCTTGGGTATCTGGAGCTGGAGCTAGTGTTTTAAGAACTTTTGAAAAAGACTTAAAAAAGGATGACGTATTAATACCTGCTGGTTCTATAGCTATAAAAGATAGAGGTGGTAAAAGTATATTAATTACACCTGAAATACTTGAAGATCCTAATAAGTTAGCTAGCTTTTTGTCATCAAGGTTATATAATCTGCCACCTTATATGCAATCATTTAATTATAAATCAACAACACCTAAAGATATAAGTCCAATAAAAAAAATTACTAATTTTTTAACTGGTAAAAAATAATCCTTTATGGAAGAAGAATTCGAATTTATTACTCTTGATAATTATCAATCATTTACTCCCGAAGAGGAAGAACAAGAATTAGATGAGTTTGGTAATCCAATTATAATAAATCAATTATCAGATGAGCAAATAGCTAAAAATGAAAAATTAGCCTTTCAAAATGCTTTAAAATCTGTTAGTCCTCAAGGTTTTTGGGCTTTAGATAAAATATCTAATTTTGCAAATGTAATACCATCTACTGTAAAAGGAATTTTAAATGCTGGAGATGCTTTAGCTCAAGGTGCTTATGAAATAATTACTGGAGATAAAATAGATTCAATAGAAAAACAAGAAGCTTTTGATTTAGCTTTAGGTAATGTAAAATCAGTTACATCTCCACAAAACGTAGCGCTTGAAAATTTAGCAGATGAATCTATTGAGACACTTTCATTTGGTATAGAAGATAGAAAAGGAGAAGATTTTATTAGTTTAGCTGAAAAAGGAGATTATTTAGAATCAGCCGATGCATTAATGTCTGATTTGGCACAAGGTATACCTTCATTATATTTATCTATGGTAGGTGGCGGATTAGGTGCAGCTGCATTAGGTACATCTTCTTTTGGAAGTAAATTTGATGAAGTTAAAAGAGAAGAAGTTAAAGACGAAGCTTTGTTTCAAGAAGATGCTTTAGGCATGAGTTCATCTTATTTAAATAAAATAACTACTTCTGGTATAACAGGTATAGGGGATTTTGTAGGTGAGTTAGTTACAGGAAGATTAGGAAAAATAGCTGGAAGATTAGCTCAAACTTTTGGACCTAAAGTTTCAAGTAAAATACTAGGAAAGGTAATAGGCACAACGGGCGCTAGTATAACAGAAGCGGCTTCTGAAGCTGTTCCTGAGTTTGTAGAGTCTTACTTAGGTGATTATGCTATAGGAGGTGATGAAAAAGCTTTAGAAGGTTTAAGCCGTAGAATGTGGAGGAGTGGTATAATTGGAGGTATTTTAGGAGCAGGAGGAGTTAGCTTAAGTAATTTAAATTCAGAAGCTAAACAAGCTATAAATGTAGCTGTTCAGCCTAAGGTTATTACTAAACAACAGTTAGAAGTTTTTAGAAAAATAAAAGAATTAGAAGCTACGTTAGAAACAACTGAAGATCCAATAGCAAGAGAAGCTATAGAATTAGAAATAAATGAACTTACACAATCTAGACAAAATTCAATAAATGAAGTAAGCAATAGAGTTCAAGAGTTATCTACAGATCAATTACAAGAGTTGAATAGCATTAATGGAGATATTGATTTATTTAATAGTGTTGTTAATGATACTAATTCTAGCGAAATAGCTAAAGAAGCGGCTCAAAATCAAATAAATAATTTAGAAAAAAAAGCTATAGATATTTTTCAACAACCAGAATTAAAAAATATTGAGTTGTCAGAAAAAGCACAAGAACTTTATAATGAAAGAGGTGTTGAAGCTAGAGACGAAATAATAGAAACTCAGGAAGGTTTGATAAGACAAGTGGCAATAAATAAATTAAACTCTTTGCCACAAAACAAAAGAGCTGAAGACAATTATGAGAATTTAGTTAGTCAACTTAAATATGGTCCAGGAAGCGTAGAAGCTCTTATTAACTCATATAACCCTGAAACAGGAGTACCTATAACTGCATATATAGCAGAACAATTGCCTAAAAGAGCAGATAGAATAGCTAAACAAGTTATATCTCAAGACAATGTAACAGATTTTAATTCTACAGAAGTTTCTAATATTTTAACTGAAGATAATTTTGATTTTGAAGTACAAATTGGGTCAAAACTTTTAGCAGATAAATTGAACATGCCTGTTGGTTTAATAAACAAAGCTTTAAAAGCTGTTGAGCCTGGTTTAGTATCTATAGAATCTATGTTAGATTCTAACAACAAAGAGCTTAGTCCTAAAAAGAAAGCCTCTGAAATAGACAAAGAGTTTAAAAGAATATTTAACAACAGGCTAGTAAATGATATTAAAAATGAATTTGGAAAAAACACAAAAACAAAAGAAGATTTTTCAAATTATTTAAATAAAAATTATATAGGATTGGCTCAAGCTTTTTTAACTCAAAAATCAGGATTGAAAGGTAGGGGTATATCGAAGCAATGGGCGATGAATCCTCCTACAAAACAAGAATTTATAGATTATTTTGAAGGAAAGGATGTTAAAAAAAATACTAGAAGCGATAGAAAAGCTGCACTAGCGGAAGCTGTGTCAAATCAAATAGCTATTGATGCTAGAAATGAATTTTTAGATGCAAATCCAGACCTAAGAAAAGCTTTTAATGAAAGAAATAAAATACAACTAAAAGTAAATAGAAGCAATAAAGCTCAAGAAGAAGCGTCTAAAGTAATAAACGAAACTTTAATAGCGGATAAAAATGAAGTTGAGTCAATGAAAACTTTAGGAGGTGGATTTAAAAGTTTTTTAAATGATTTAAAACAATATAAAACAGTTAAAGATGCTTCACAAAAAGAACTAATTGAAAATCCTCAATGGGTTAAAGCTGGTGTTTCTAGAGGTGATAACATTTACTTTGAAGAAAACGTTGATGTTATGAAAAACGATTTGTCTTCTGTAGTAAGTTCAATTCCAAAAGAATTAGTTGATTTGTTTGGTTTAGATAGTTTTGCTTTTTTAGGTCAAGCGAATAGAGCTTTAGATCCAGCTTCTACCACTTTAGCTAGTAGACTTGAAGGAGGTAAAGGATCTCCTAAGTGGCTAATAAAAAAAGATGGAAAAGCTGAAAGAATATTACCTGGTACTCCAGGGGTAGGTTTTGAATATTTTAAAAATGCAAAAGAATCAGCTAAAGATATTGAAGAATTATATAAAAACAAAGATATAGATTTAAAACTTTATAGACAATTTAAAAATATAAATTTAAATAATGTAGAGTTTCAAAATCTAACTAATCCAGGTAAAAATAACTTTTTAAATGTATTACAAAGAATAGCTTCAGATAAAAAATATAATACTGTAAAACAAAGAATACAAGCTTTAAATGATGCTGGTTGGAATAAAAAATCAATTGATGCATTAAATAAAGCAAATAACGATTTGATGAAGTTTCAAATAGATCTTCTTAAAAATCAATATGAAAAAGGAAAAATAAGTAAAGATGCTTTGTTTACAATGCTACAGTGGCAAACTAATATTAAAAATGGTTTTAGAGGTTTAACTTCTGTAAACAGTTTTTATTTACAAAATGGTCCAGTTAAATTAACAAAAGGTGAGCACTCTAAGCCTAATGCTTTAACAATGGTTCAAATATATAACTATGTTACTGGCACTAAAAAGTCAAGAACTTTAGATGATATAATTTCTCAACATACTCAAGACTTTGGAACTAAAGAAAATTTTAATTTAATAGACAATGTTTTTGGAAGTACTACAGCAATGGAAGGAAATCAAAGATTGTTACAAGGCTTAAGCCCAACTGAATCTGCTAGTTTTTATGATATATCAGGACAAAGTATTTTAAGTAAAAATTTAGAAAAATCATTTAAAGAAAACGGAGTACCAATTGATGTGGGTTTTGCTCAATTGCAACAAGAATATAAAATTAATGGACCTATAAGTGTTCAAGTTGAAAATAAATTAAATGAAGTTAATATTAACAAGTTTAATGAAGTTTCTAAACAAGCAAAAGAAGCTAAAGCAAATTTATCTAATACAGAACTAGCTGAGGGAGTTTTGGGTGTTTTAAAAAATTCTTGGGGAGGTAATATAAATATAATTACAGATAAAAAAGCAGCAATTGATTTTTTAATAAAAAATAACAACATGACATCTGTTCAAGCTAGATCTTATGTTGGTAAAGCCTCTGGATTTAGAGCTGGTAGCACCATATTTGTTGGTTCTAGCTCAGATATGCTTAACACTGCTATACATGAATCTGGACATATTTGGAATCCAATAATAAAAGAACAAGCTCCTGAACTTTGGAATGATATGGTTCAAAAAGTTAAAGATTCTAATCTGTGGGAAGCTACTGTTGCTGCTATAAGAAACGAACCAGAAGCATATCCTCCTGATCAATACACAGATGATTCTTTTGATTTAGAAGATGAAGTTTTATCTATATTAATAGGAAATAGAGGCGAAACTTTAGTTGAAGAAAAAAATTTAGATAAATCAGCTTTTAGAAAATTTATTGATAGTTTTTGGAAAAATTTAAGAAACATATTAGGATTTGATCCTACCACTAAAAACTTTCAAGATCTTACAATGAACGAGGTTCTTGATCTAGCTGTTTCTGAAATAATGACAGGAAATCCGCTTTCTAATTTTAGTAAATTAAAAGATGTTAACATACCTAAAAAAACATTAAGAACTTTACAAGAAAGTAAAAATCCGTCTATGCGAGCGGTTAGAGATCCTGAATATAAAGCTTTAAAACAACTACAAAAAGATTATAAAGAAAATGGTAGAGATTTAGCTTTAGCTATAGAAACTTCTTATAGTAATGTAAAAGATATTTTAAGTTTTGATGATTGGTCTGATTTAGTGAGTTCAACGGTTAAAGAAATTAAAATTGGAAAAACAGCAGAAAGTACTGTAGTTGCCGTTGCAAAAAAAGACGTTGTTAATAATGAAAAAAATAGAAAAAATTTAATTAATACAATAAAAAAATTAAATGCTTTTATTGAAGGAGATCAATATTTACCGACTGAAATATTAAACAAAAAAATAAATGATATACAAGATGCAGCTTTAAAAAATCAAAAAGAAATTGCTGAAAAACAAGCAGAAGGTTTAAATAAAAATTTTAGAAAAATAATAAATTCTGTTACAGGTAAACTAGGTAAACCATCAAGATGGTTTATACCACCAAATGCAGAAGATATTAAAGGATTGCTTTATACTTTTTTACCAGGAGGTAAAGAAGGTGTTGAGGCTAAAAAGTTTTTTAATTCTACAATATTAGATCCATATTCACGAGGAGTAGCTGATTCTGAAGCTGAAATACTTCAAAAAACAAGACAGTTCACTAAATTAATGGAAAATTTTAAATCAGATTTAAAAGAAGTTATTGATGGAACTCCATATAGCGCTGGTCAAGCTATAAAAGTTTATAATTGGATTAAAAATGGAGTTGATGTTGATATTGAAAAACAAAGTTATAAAGACGCTTTGGTAGAAGCCGTAGAAACAAATCCTGAGTTAAAGGCTCTTGCTGATCAAATTGAACAAAATTTTCCTATAGAATATAAAGCTACATGGAGAAATGATACTACAATTAATAAATCTATATATGACGCTATAAATTCTGGAACTAGAACTAAACATTTAGCTACTTTTGCAGAAAATGTAGATAATATATTTAATAAAGACAACTTGCAAGAAATTGAAAACTTGTATGGTAAAAAGTTTAGACAAGCTTTACAAAATTCATTACAAAGAATGAAGACTGGTAGAAACCGCGTAAGCACGGATGCACAGTCAAATGCTTTTTTAAATTGGATAAATAGAGCTGTAGCAACTACGATGTTTGTTAATACTAGATCGGCCGTATTACAGTTGTTATCATCGTTAAATTTTATAGGTAAACCTAATAATAATATATTTCAAGCAACGGCCGCTATGTTTAGCGATAATTGGAAAAAAGATTTTAATACTCTTTGGAACAGTGATTATTTAAAAAACAGAAGAGATGGTGCAAAATTTGATGTATTAGCTGATGAAATGTCAGAAGGTGATGTTAAAGGTTTAAACAAGATACTTAAGTTTGGATTTTTACCAACAAGAATGGCTGATAGTTTTGCTATAGCTTTAGGTGGGGCCGCATATTATAGAAACACTATGGACGCGTTGATTTCTAAAGGTATGTCTCAAGCTGATGCTAAAAAAGAAGCTATGAGAATGTGGCAAACAACCGCAGAAGAATCTCAACAATCTTCTGATCCTTCTAAAATATCTGAAATACAATCAAGTTCTATTGGGAAGGTTATATATGCTTTTGCAAATACTCCATTTCAATATGCTCGTATAAGTAAAAGAAAATTACAAGATGTAGTATCAGGAAGATCAGCTGCTGAAGGAGGTGGTAATCAAATAAGAAAAGATCTACAAAGTGTACTTTATTATACAGTAGGTCAAGCCATGGTGTTTAACGCATTACAAACGGCATTATTTGCCGCTGCTTTTGAAGATGATGAAGATGAAAAAGAAAAACTTGTTGATGAAAAAACTATTTTATCTGTTGAAAGGGCATTAACTTCTTATGCAAAAAGCTTAGGTAATCCAGGTGCTGTAGTGGGTGCTATATACAACGTTATAGCTGAAGCTAATGAACAACAAGAAAAATTTGGGTTTATAGATAACCCATATAAAGTTGCTTTAGAAGCTACATCTATATCACCACCTTTAAATACTAAACTAAGAGACATAGTTGCAATAGGTAATATATATAAATACAATGAAAAAGAAATTAAAAATGATCCTTTTAAACTTTCTCCTGACAACAAGGCTTTGGAAATTATTGGTAATGCTGCTTCATTTGGCGGTGTTCCTTTAGATAGAGTTATAAGGAAAGCTCAAAATTTGTCTGCTATAGCTAATGAAGAGGCAGACGCGTGGCAAAAATTGTTTTTAACATTAGGTTGGAGTAAATGGGAATTAGGTTTACAGAATAATAATAGAAAATCTGGTTTAGATTTAGATTTAGATTTAGACCTAGACCTAGATTTAGATTTAGACTTAGGGCCTTTAAACAAAATAAAAAAAACTAGTAGTTTACCAAAAAATGTTTTAGGAAGAGCCAATAATGATGGAACTATTGAAGTAGATCCTTCACTTAAAGGTAAAGAAAAAAAGAAAGTAATAGCGCATGAGAAAAAACACATGCAAGACATGAAGTCTGGTAAATTAAATTATGATGATAATTTTGTTTATTATAATGGAAACAAGCATGAGCGTAAAAACGGTAAAATAGACTACAACGGTAAGAAATATATAGAGGGCCATCCTAAACTACCTTGGGAAGCGGCTGCGAATAGGGTAGAAAAATCTGCATAATTAATAATAATAACATGGCAAAAAAACTTAGTAGAAGAGAAGAAAAATTAGCTAAAATCAGAGAGGCTGACAAACTTCGTGATAGAGAATTTACTAGAACAGCTTTAGGAGGCGGAAGAGAAAGAGTAGGACAGTACGTTAGAGATAGAGAAGGTGCTCGTGATACATCGGGCACTCAACTTAAAAATATAGGTAAAGATAATAAACAAACTTATATTAAATCTGATGGTTCTAGTGAAACTTTTGACGCTGAATTAGCTCCTAAAAGTAAAAGAAAACAAAGATCTTTAGATAGAGAAACTTTAAGAGATGCTAGAAAAGAAAGAAGAGCCACTAGAATAGCAGAAAGAAAAGGTATGAGTGTTGGTCAGGCTCAAGACTTTATGAAAAATCGTAAAGAAAGATTAAATGCAGCAATGGGTGAGTTTGGTAAAGGTTTGTTGGGTCAAGAACAAAATCTTAGTAGAATAAAAGATAGAGAGTATAGAAAAGATGATAGGGGAACTAGATCAGAAGACTATAAACCTTTTGCTGATTCTACCACTAGAACTAAAACTTACTATGATAAAGTTATTGGAAAAGAAGATATGAAGTTACCAAGCCAATTAGATGGTATTGTTACAGGTGAATTAAAAGCACCTAAAGTTAAACCAATAAAAAAACCTGGTAAACCAAACACAGAACAACCAAAACAAACTATTGAATTAACTAAAAGTAATTTAGAAAACACTTTAGAACCTACTACTGTTTATTCAGCAAGAACAACTGGTAATACTTTTGATCCTTCTATTTTTACAGAATCTCAACAAAAAGAAAATCAAAAGAGAGATCAAGACATGCAAGGTGGTGTTGACAAAGAGTATGTAGGTCCATTTAGTAAATTAGATAGAAGTACCATGCAGGAAAATATGTCGAGTATTAAAGGCAGAAGAGGATAAATAAAAAAGGGGAGCAAACCATTACGGCAAGCTCCCCTTTAATTATTTAGAATATTAAACCTATTAATATACCTACTATAGGACCTATAACAGCCCAAGCTTCAAGATATTTAATCTTTTTAAGCTCTGCATTTGTAAAAACATTATCAGACGTATCTAATATAACATTACCAGCTTTTTGTTTAAGCTCTTCTGTTTTTTGTTTTAACTCTTCTTCTAATTGTTTAATTTGTTTTTTTGCATCCGCAAAAGTAAATTTACTAGCCATTGTTTTAGTTTTAATTATTAATTATCCATCACAGGATATACAGTTTGGATCCATAGCTTTAGCAGCTATATCACCTCTTAGAACTGATTCAGTTCTCATATAATAAAGAGTTTTTATACCCCTTTTCCAAGCTTCAAAATGGACTTTATTAACCCATCTTGGCTCAGCCTCCGCCGGAAATGCTAGATTTAATGACACTGATTGATCAATATAATCTTGACGTATTCCAGCTTGTCCAACTAACTCCAGTTGGTTTATCTCCTTAAACGTTTTATAAACGTTCTTAACAGACTCACCTTCTTCTTGAGTTAGTCGTCCGAGGTGGTCGTAAAACCATCCATCGAGTTCTTTAATTCCTTGAATGGATCCACCATCTTCCAGAATTTTATCCCAAGTTTCTTTGGTATCAATACCAACTTTCTTAAGTACTTTCCTAAGTTCATTGTTTTTTCTTATAAATGTTCCTTTAGCTGATTGTTCTGTAAAA